TTTCTTCTATGTTATCTCTATATTGATTATTCTTAACCATCATAATACGTGTATCAGGATGGCTTTCCACCAGCAAGTCCCAAGCCTCACTGGTAGGTAGTCCTGGTTTCTCAATAAACAATATACGAGTATGATCTACAACTTCTAATGCTATAGTTCCGTGTGTATAGTTAGGTGTACAGATATGGGCTGTGTCAAACTTATCATTCTCCACCAGTGCTTGGTTTAAACTTGTATAGTCAGCGTGGCTTAATGGGTTAGTATCCACGGTGACAACTTCATGGCCCATACCTTCCAGTACGTCTTTATACAATTGACCTATACCCATACCAATAACTATACTACGCATCTTTATCCTCATATTTCATAAACATACGTGTCACAGGTTCTATTTCTTTGGCAAAATCATTAGGCATATGTATAGTCATCATTTCCAAATGATAATCAGTAGGAAAATGCCGTAATAAACTACCAGCACGTTCACGTACAACCTTTGGAACTTTTGGAGTCATATGTGGACTAGTAAGTTCCATTAGAAACTTTCTAGTTTGAACAATATTACGATAGCGTTCGTCAGGCAATGTCATCTTCAACTTCCAATTCTAAAGCTTCTAGTTTATTAATTTGCTCATTGTTAAACTCGTCGAGATCTAATTTTACACTAGTTTCTTCCACTATGTCAAATAATTCCTCGAACTTTGGTTGAGCTGATACCGCATTGACCAAACTAGCACCTCTAGTTCCCAGTATTTTTTTAAGAAGATTGATTCTGTTTTCAATAACCTTTAATGCTTTAGTTTTATTTGTAGTAGAGAAGATATCATCTACTACATCTTTAAAGTATTTTAGTTCGAAAGTATCAGAATCTAACATAGGTGGTTTACTACCCTTGTCATATTCTCTATTAGCTTCTTGAACTGCATTGATATGGTGCCATATGTTATGGCACATCATTATACCATAGCTAAAACTGTCCCAACTTGTTTTATTACTTTTACCGAACTTGTTTAGATCTCCAGGACCATAAACACATATATCATTGACTTTGATATTATCCATAGCAGGACTATTTTGGAATACAGGCAATTTACCATCCGCCACAACTGCCTGTTTGTATAAACGATTATCATGTTTATATTTCTTATCGTCTAGTCCTGCACTCATCCTATAGGTCCATTTTTTACCATGGGTAGTATCAGTTTCATAATAGATTTGGCCATTAGCAGTGGCAAGGAATGGGCTGGCACAATCAAAAGTTATAGTAAAGTTAGGATTATGATATTTTCTTACAGCACGTTGAATATCTGTAAGTAACACTGCCCACTCTAATTTACTAGTTCCCAAAAAATGCATATAGTCCTGTTTTCCTGGTTCTAGCAAATTATCAAAACGAAGTTCTACAATTCTGCGTAATACAAGACTAATGTCACACATATTTTGACCACCCATACCCCAACCATTAAAATGCTCATTGGGATAGTGTTTGGGGTCGCTATATTTTTTCATTTCATTATACCAACGATCTGCGTCACCGTGATTTTCACCCTGTAACACATTAAGAAATTTACAGTTTCCATTACGATTACGAATAAAGTATTCGTTATTAATATGAGTACCTGCTATAGCTTCATCAAAATTGCTAATACCAGTTCTTTTAGCATTTTCTGGATCACGTCCAACCCAACTTGGTATATCCAAAGTCATTCCATAATCCATAATACCATCCATCCAATCAAGCACTTGGCGACGTTTTTTACTGGCTTTTGGACAATTTACATTCTTCCAATCACCTTCCCATTTGCCTTTACCTATTTGAAAGCCGCCGCTATCACCAAGTACCCAACTATTTGTACGATTACGATTACGGAACATATCCTCTTTCCAACATGGTTTATTTAGGTCCAAGTTGGCATGTCCTGCACTGTATAAGCACCATTGATAGTAAAACTGTCCTTTTACCGGATCAAGAAAGTTTAAACTTTCCATACCATTAGCAAAGGCTTTGGGAATACGATTAGGGTCTACATAATTTATATAGCGTTGTTTACCTACAAACGTAGCGTAAAAGGTACTACATGCTGGTAAAAATCTAGCATAGTCTAATTGAGCACTGGTGAGGTCCTTATTCATTATTTGCTCTGTGCTGGAAGAATATAGTTATACTCAGCTACTCCACTATCCACAGTAATCATCATAGCACCTTGATCACTGATCTTCATAGTCATATCACCATCTAGGTTTAATATGCTTAATACCTGTTGTACTGGCCAACTCCATTGTTGCTTGAGCTTACCTGTAACTTGTGGTTGGAAAACAAAACTACCTGCGTGAGTGCTAGCATCACCAAAGCTTACTATAAGGTTTTTATTTTCTACTTTAACTTGAAAAATAGTTTCTTCGTTATGTACTTGTGCCTGTAGCTTAAGACGTTGTGTGCTACTGAGACTAGGAGTAAATTCAATATCCCAATTAGATCCTTTAAATTTTACACTTTTTAATTTTTCATTAATGATCTGTGTGTTCATAAACCTATAATCATTAATATAGTCCTTGTCTTCATTTTCAAAATGTAAGCCAGTTGGAACATCCTCACCATTGCGATTACTGACTACTACATCAATAGTAGCATTTTCTTTATACTCTGGATTTTTCAACAGAAGATTAAGTTTGTCCAAATTAGGCATACCAAATACTCCTTGGAAATCACCTACTGGGTTATGTGTTTTGGCAGTTAAAATTACACTGCGATCTTCTGCCATACTTTCAATAGTGGTATCATTGTCTTCTCCTGTAATTTTTACTAGAGGCAAAAACCCTAAACTGTGAGTATGTGTTACAATATCTGTTAAAATGTCTTTAATCATTATTATCTCCTTCGTTAATTATATTTAGAAAAATGTTATTTGTCAAGCTTCAAATTCAAATAGTTGATTGAATGTGTTCGATTCCTGTGTGTTTATAATCTTCCATTTAAGAACACCTATAAGATTCTCTAGTTTGTTATCTATAATAGTGTCTTCCATGGCAGTATGATCAAACGGTAATTCTTTAAACCATTGCGGTAATCTAAGCTCATCTACAGGATAGGCCACACTGGTATAGTTAAGTGGGTTAGGTTTAAGTTTACATACAACAACTTTCATACCATCAACAATATTCATTGAATATTTGTCTCCATTCATACGTTTAAGAGTATTCCAGTTGATAGCTGCTCTAACGTGTCCTGGCATATTGGCCTTACCCTGTTTCTTTTCTTTAGCCTCATATTCTGTAATATTATTAGCTCTGCGTGGACTACCTTTCTCCCAACCTGGACGTAGTTTAAAATTCAGCCTAAATTCACTGATATAGTCTAATACGCTGGATTCATTGTGTCCAGTAAGAACCATCTCCAATACTTCACTTAAAAAGTCCTGTATAAATTCAGGAGTATCACTGCGTTTAAGATCAAGCCCCATGGCCTTAATCTTGCCAGGTTTTCCTTCTACATCCTGGCGTTTACCTTCTTTATCATAGTATAATACACTATAACGCTTTTTGGTAATGAATAGACCTTTACTGGCCACAAGTTCTCTACCAGCACGTATCACTGATCCTCTGCTTTTTGGACAGTGAAAGGCCTGCATCATAAAGTCTGGAAATGATTTGTTTACTTCATCTGCTACACCGTCATATAGTTGTATAACAGTTTCTTTAGTCCAAGGAATAGTGCCTTGATCTATTTCTTTTTTCAGTGTACGGTGAGCACTGAAGTAAGCACTATCAGTATCACCATAGATTATACTACGACCAACGTGGTCATAGTCACCTGTAATTACTTCGTTTATCTTAGCAGCCATGTGCTTGGTAATTTGCCTGCCACTAAGGGTAGTACTTTGCCCAATACGCTTATCAAAAAACCTACAGCCAGGATTAAGAATAGCCCCATACAAACTGTTAAGGTTAATCTTTTTAACCAACTGTCGTTTATCCCAGTATTCTTCCTCAATTTTATTTCCAGCATTTATAGCGTCCTTTAATTTGGCCTGCATTTCTTTACGTTCTTTGTACCAACGTTCTAGTAAGCCTGGAATAATTCCTTCTTTTTCATAGGTAAAAATTGTTCCATTAGCACTTAACATCCATGATTGATTACTATCAAAGATTAGTTTATATGCTTCTGCGGCACTGACAATGTCATGTCCACCTTCCTCCCAATCAATTATAATTTCAGTGCCAATTTCCTTATTCATTACTGCTTCGTATTCCATACTGCCAAAACGTCCTTCCCAAGATCCAGCAAAGCTCTTACCCTTGGCCATTTGTTCGTTCATATAGGCATCTGTCATTGTTTGACGTAGTTGACCTATAATAGTTTCAGGCCCCATATTAAGAGCACGAATAGCACTAGGATATAGACTATTAATATCCACACTGCCTATCCAATCGTGTATACCTTCTTTGGGATGAGCAACATAAGCACCTGCGGCACTGCCATCATCACGTTCAGCTTTTTTAGTGCGGTTAGGTACTACTACACCTCTACGATGTGCTTCGTTTATAATAGCCTGTTCTGTGACTGCCACAGCACCCATTGTAGTTTGTAGCAGTACAGTATTTTCATGTGCCAGCGTATTTGCTAGATCAATAAATCTCAATTTCTTATCTAACTTATCTAATAGAGCACAGTCTTGACGATTGTATTCAATAAACTTGGCAAAGTCTGTATTATAAAGTTGATCTAGTGTTCCTTCGTAGACTGTTTTGCTTTCACCAACTTCCATTTCACCAATAGCGTCTAGTCTGTAGGTATGTCTTTCTTCATAAGTATATCTACGATATAGCTCTAAACTGTCCAAATGTACTCGACCTACTAGGTCATAGGTAGTAGCAGTTTTACCAAACTTCTCATACTCTCTGCGTTTAGGATAATGATTCCACAAACAAAAACGTCGTGTGTCATCTTTGCTCAATACCTTTGTGACACGATTAACAGTATAGGGAATATCATAGCCCTCACTGTTCCATCCTGTTATAACATCAGCATCCTCAATAAGATTTAAAAAAGTATCTAACATATCCGCTTCATTATCAAAGAGGTGTGTATTAGGAAAATCCTTTACTAACTTTTCTGCCTCTTTAATATTTAGGCCTTTAGGTGGAATCGCTAGAGTAACCAATGTATCAAGCCACTGTAGGTGTACGCTTATAGCAGTGATTGGCATAAAGGCATCATCTGGACTAGCATACCCACGTTCTGGATCAAAGTCCACCTCAATATCAAAAAATGCTACCTGTAGCTTTGGAGCGTCGGCATTAAGATATTGATCACTTAAGCAGACAAAGATTTGATTTATATCTGCTTCATAGATTTTTTTATTTGAATTAATTTTAAGTTCTTTGTGAAAATCCTTTTGTGTTTTACATATAGTTCTACTAACTTGATTGCCATATATACTGGTATACTTGCCTTTGGCATCATCATAGTAGAATATATATTTTGCTGGATATTCTTTAAAAACACGTTGACCCTTGCGGTCACGTTCTACAACCTTGACAATATCATTGTCACGGTCGAAAAAGGCATCGACATACATTAATTTTCTCCTTTTGTGATTTTGGGCTCACAAATACCAACTTAGTGACTTATGGCTCACTTGCCTTACACATATAATTTAATTATGCCTGCTACATAGATTAACGCAATAACCACTTGCATCACAACTAAACTCCACTTACGCCAAACATAGCCTAATGCTATCCAACTTATATTACCAGCTAGAGCTACCCATATACTTAAAGGGTAAATGTTTAGACTGATCAATACCACACCAGTTAGTAATAGAGCTGTACAAAACCATTCAAATACTAGTTCAAATCGTTTGTTCATCAGATTTTTTTGGTTATATCTAAAATAGCCTCTACTTCTTTCCAATCATTATCATAATTACTCCAGTCACCTTTATGTGCTATTTTGATAGCACGATTAATCACACTGGTTTTTACATTTAATTCCTCGGCCACAGCCTTTACAGTTTCCTTAAGACCCTCTTGGAGATCTTCAATTTCACGTAATACAGTACTGCCTTCGTTGATAAGTTTTTCCAATTTGGCTTTTTCTTCTGGCCCGTATATCCTAGTAGTCATTGACAATCCTCTAAAGTGAATATATAATACATGTATTGTTAACTTAAGTCAAGGTGTTTTGTGAAAAAACTGTGTTTAATCTTAGGTTTAATTTGCCAACCAGTAAGTGCCCAAAATTTTTCTTTTCATCCATGGGATGATCCCGCTAGGGTTTTTAGTTTTCCTAAAATGGAAAAAAAGATAAATGTCACTGTGGTCACCGTTGATGATGTTAATAAGGCCTGTGCTGAAGAATATAAAAAAATAGGAGTATCCGTTGGATTTAGCATGAATAGTTGTGCTGTCTTTGATTTAAAAGAAGCATACTGTAAAATTATCATGCCAAGGAAACTTACCATGCATGTTCTTGGACATGAAATGTTACACTGTATCAAAGGTCAATGGCATTAAAATTTTACACCTCTGATTAAAGCCAATATCTCGTTATCAGATTCTGTCATATCATTTCGTCCTTGTGCCTCGGCAGTAGCAGACTTTTTATATTGACTTCCCTGATCAACGCCTGTGTAAGCATCTTGACTTGCTTTTTGGTTCCAATTCCAACCCCACTCACCGGGTTTAAAGTTAGCTTGCCATTGTCCTGTAAGTTTACCTTGTGGGTCTACTCCACCGGTATTATATCTGTATCTTGTACCTTTAACCCAATAGTCTTTATTCTTATCCGCAGTATCTAATTCTGAAGGTAAACTTCTTGAATTACCTGATCCTGCTAGGTTAGCATCAGGACTATTCATGGGATCAGGCTGAGGACTTGCTGCTGCTTGTTTTCCTGATTGTGCCGGACTTGCTGCTGCTTGTTTGCCACCGCCAGCTATCTTACCAAGAGTATCACCAGGTTTTACAACATATGTAGATCCATCTGGCATTTTAAGTTGTTGTCCAACTTTAATCATATTTGGATTTGTTATGTTATTGGCTGCTGCTAAGTCACTTACAGCCTTGGACATTCCCCCTGTTTTAGCTGGAGCAGCAGGAGCAGTTGGAGCAGCTGGAGCAGTTGGAGCAGCTGGTTTTCTTTGACTTGCTGGTGTTATTCCTGCTGGAGCAGGAGTATCCATTTCACTGCCACCTGCTGCTGGTTTCGCTTGACCTGCTGGTGTTATTCCTGCTGGAGCAGGAGTATCCATTTCACTACCAGTAGTTTGTGGAGCAGCGGGTGTTGCTCCTTGACCTATATTCATTTCAGGTGTACCTGCTGCGGCTGCTTGTGCTGCTGGATCAGTACTTTGAGGCTGTGCTTGTGGTGCTCCACCGTATCCATATACTTCTGGATTGGCATTGGCAGCTGCCTGTGTGGCTGCTGCTCCTCTATCTGCTGCTCTTTGGTTTAAGCGATCTCTGTTCCATGCCTTAATGTCTGCGATAGGATTTCCAGTTCCAGGAGCAGTTGGCTCACCAGTCATTAAATTAGCACCACCTGGACCATACCATGCTGGGTCACCTTCTTCATCAACAGCCATATCCTGCATTAGGGCGCGAGCAATGCTACCCATACCTTCTTTTTTAGGCTTGTCATCTGTTTTGTAAAACTTGGCACCAGGTTGTGCCTTTTTAGCAGCCTGTCTAGCATCATCTTGTGCTTTAGGGAAATTATCAAAATTTTTGATATGATCTTGCCAGTTTTTGATTTTTTCAGCATCAGTACCGCCTTTATATTCAACTACAGGAGCTACTGATTCAGCTATAAACTTTTTACCTGTTTCAATAGCATCCATCTGTGCTATTAGTTTTTTCATATCCATCATTTAATCCTTATCTGATCCATCAGCCTTTTTATGGCTCTTATAGCCTTTGTTCTTCATATGCCAGGCCAATGCCCAGGGGTTCTTTTCCTTACCATCCTTGGTTTTACCCTTGGTTAGTTCAGGATGTTTCTTCATAGCCTTTACTGTGCCCTTAAAACCTGGTGGGCTCTTTTCCATCAAGCCAAAACTGGATAGTATGCCTTCGCTAATGCTTTCCATTTTAACACAATTGTCTACGGTACGTCCACCTTTCTTTTTAGTGCCCATACGCTTATAGCCTTTCCAGCAGGCTTTACCGTCTACACCTTTTTGTTTTTCTTCCTCCAGACCACGCTCACCCTGACGCATACTATGATCAGTATAATCAAAATCGTCATCTTGGTCTATATGAAAGAATCTATCATATGCCATACCGAATGCTCGTCTAAATAGTTTAGGATTGGCTTTCACTATACGTGGCATTTCTCGGGCTACCAGTTTCATATATGTATTTTTATCACCACCGCGTGGATAAATGCTTTGTATTACTTGACCAATATGTGATACCATATTGTCAGTTTCCAATGAGCCTTCCGCCACACCTTGCTCTTTGATCTTGTCTTGAATCTTTTTGTAGCGATGAAAGTTAGCATCTTTATCAGCATCAGTCTTGCCAAACTTGCCAGCGTCCATCTTCTTATCAATTTCACGCTTGGCATATCCTGGAACAACCTTGCGTAGAGTCTGTGGCAAGCCTTCCGCCACACCTTGCTCTTTGATGTTTAGTTGCTTTTTTGTATAGGCCACTGCGTCATCCAATGCGGCCAACCCTTTCTGTTCTGAATTCTTACTTAATCCAGTATCATATAGTTCATCACC